ATACAAGGCCTCGACGCAAAGGGCGGGCCAGCCTCCGAACAGACTTTAGAAGAGTTAAGAGACGCAATGTCCGGTAGAACGGGTGTAGGATTCGGAAAAGTCATTAAAGATGTTGTAAAAGGCGGAGGCGGCGTAGGCGGAATGTTTAAACGTCTAGCAGTTGCAATTACCGATGTCCAAGATGAGGGTGAATTTTTAAAAGACAGTTTCGAAGCAATTAAAATTACTACAAGAGCCGCGGCAGGTGGAATGGAAGGAATGACTGCCGGACTTTATGAACTGGGTGATTTGGCAGGAGGTATCACAGGTAAATTTATTACCTTATTAGCACAGGCTTCAGAAGTAATAGGTGCCAATGTAACAGCATTTAGAACTTTGTCAAACGTTGGAGCCAATGCAACACTTGATTTGGAAAGATTGAGAGAAGCATCAGGAAGAACAGGGATAGACTTAGATACGTTGGTCGGGGAAACTGTTAGACTTTCTAAAGAATTTGCACAATTAACAGGATCACCTGCAACTGGTGTGAATAGATTTTTCAACATTCTCGAATCCTTCAACCAAGGTGACTTTAGAAGAGATTTCCAAGCACTAGGTCTTACGACAGCGGATCTTGCCGAGCAGACTGGAACCTATTTAGAAATACAAACTAGATTAGGAAGAGCACAAAGCATGACGCAGGGAGAGTTGAATACTGGAGCAAGTAATTTTATCATGCAATTAGATGAACTTGCGAGATTGACCGGACAACAGAAAAGTGAATTGCAGGCAGAATTGAGAACGCAGGCATTGGATAGAAGAATTCGATTGACCGGTAACAAGGAAATGCAATCAAGTATTGCCAGGGTAGCCGCGTTTGCTCCGGAGTTGCGTGACAGTTTTGTAAACATAATTGGTACAGGCTTTCCGAGAACAATGGAAGAGATAGGTATCTTCAGTAAGAATGGAGTTTCAGAAGCCGTTCAAGCAATCAGAGACGGAGTACCTGGAGCATCGGATCAATTAGTCGCGGCACTACAAAGAGCGTCTATGGAAACTAACAATATGAGTGCAGAGGAAAGAAAAAGATTACAAACACTAGTAAACACAACTGATGGATTCTTCAATGCCGATGTTGCTCTTATAGGATTCCAGAAAGCCACACAACAACAAACAGAAACAATCAGGAAACAACAAGAGTTTCAAAAGTCACAAGAAAGTAATTTAATAAATTTAGACAGAGCGTCTGAAAGACTACGTACAGCATTCTTATCTTTAGTATCACAATTCACTCCGGTGTTTGATGTTATTGCGGCAGGCTTAGAAAAATTTGCTACTATATTAACAAATATTTCTGTAGGTTTGCAAAATAAATTTGAAGGATTAGGAGACAGCACAGCAAAACTTATTGCCGCTTTCGCAGTTTTAACAACAGGAGTTCTTGCAGTCAAAGGTGGAAAAGCAGTATTAGGCGCTGGTAAAAGTTTATTTGGTGGAGGTGCACAACAAAATCCATTACAAAATGTGGCACCAGGCACAGGTGGAATGTTAGGTGGACTAGGTGCGGGTCTGAAAGGTTTCGCTGGTGGTTTAAGAGCCTTTGCCAATCCGATGGTAGTGTTAGGTGCAGGTGCATTAGGTGCCTCGATCGCATTGGTTGGAGCAGGTATTGCCGGTGCAACATACTTAATGGGTGGTGCATTAGAAAAATTTGGAGAAGGTCTAAAAACAATTGGTGAAGTAGACGGCAAAAATTTATTGGAAGTTGCAAAAGGATCCACAGCACTTGCAGGAGCAATGGTGGCTTTGGCTGGAGGCGGCACTGTTTCGGCAGTTACAGGCTTCTTTGGTAAACTTTTAGGTGGAGGCACAGATAATTTCGCCAAAAACGTGAATAATATGCTAGATGATCTTGACAAAAACAAGATTGATATGTATGCTACAAGTATTAACAATCTTGGAGAATCTATGCAATCTCTTTCTACAGGAATGCAAACGGTAACAACAGGTGCCGCAAAGGGAACAGGAGATAAATTGGATCAGTTAAATAGTACAATGCAAGAGATTTTAATGGTGATGAGTGAAAATACAAGATATGCTAAATCAACATCTAGATCATCAACAGAGGTAGCAGAGTCAGTATAATGAGTTGGAAAAAATTTTTTAGTGAAGTGCCTATAGCAGGTGCAACAGATGGAACATATTCAGCAATGGGCGGTGCCGCATCGGGCAAACCAGGTCCAGCAAAAACAAACTATTCATCATATCTTCCAGATGTGTACAGCGGTGCACCAAACAGGATTGAAAGATACGGACAATACAACGTAATGGATATGGACAGTGAGGTAAATGCCGCACTAGACATACTTGCAGAATTTTGCACACAGAATAATTCACAAAACGACACGCCTTTCAAATTTACATACAAACAAAAAGCAACAAACACAGAAGTACAAATTATAGAACAATATCTGAACCAATGGTGCAAATTGAATGATTTCAACAAACGTATCTTTAAGGTTATGCGTAATGTATTCAAGTTTGGTGATGCTTTCTTTATTAGAGATCCTGAAACTAAAAAATTATTTCATGTTGATCCAGCGAAGGTTTCTAAAATTATTGTAAATGAAAGCACAGGAAAAACTCCTGAACAGTATGTAATCAGGGATATTAATTTTAATTTTAAAAGTCTAGTTGCAACGACTCCTTATCAAACAACAGGAAACGTTACTGGCGGTGGTTCAGGATACTTGACTGGCGGTGTTAGAGGCATGGTTGGTGCAAATTATCAAGATTCACCAGGCACAAGATTCTCTACAGGACAAAGAGAGATAGCGGTTAACGCCGAACACATATTCCATTTAAGTTTATCTGAAGGATTAGACATGAACTTTCCGTTCGGAAACAGTTTATTGGAGAGTGTGTTTAAGGTTTACAAACAAAAAGAACTATTAGAAGATGCAATTATAATTTACAGAGTACAAAGAGCACCTGAAAGACGTGTGTTCTACATTGACGTAGGTAATATGCCATCTCACTTGGCGATGCAATTTGTAGAAAGAGTAAAAACTGAGATCCACCAAAGACGTATTCCGTCAAGCACAGGTGGTGGTACAAACGTAATTGATTCAAGTTACAATCCTTTATCAATTAATGAGGACTATTTCTTCCCACAAACAGCAGAAGGAAGAGGTTCTAAAGTAGAAACACTGCCAGGTGGTACTAACTTAGGTGAGATTGATGACCTTAAGTACTTTACAAACAAACTATTAAGAGGTTTACGTATACCTAGTTCATACTTGCCGACAGGAGCAGATGATGGACAAAGCCAATACAACGATGGAAGAGTAGGAACGGCGTACATACAAGAATTAAGATTTAACAAATACTGTGAAAGATTACAAAATCTAGTATCCAACGAATTTAATCAAGAGTTCAAACAGTATTTGATAGAAAAAGGTGTTAACATTGACGTTGCAATGTTTGATATCAAGTTCCAACCACCAATGAACTTTGCATCTTACAGACAGGCAGAGGTAGATAACAACAGAATTAGCACATACACACAGATTGCACAGGTTCCTTATGTCAGCAAACGTTATGCTCTACAAAGATTCTTAGGACTTACTCCAGAAGAAATGGCTGAAAACGAAAAACTATGGAGAGAAGAGAACGATGAGAACATCAAAGCGAAGCCAACTACGTCAGCAACTGAATTAAGAAGTGCTGGAATTAGTACAGCAGGTATAGATGCAGACTTAGATGCGGCAGAGCCAGATGCACCAGCAACAGAACCAGGCACAGACACTCCAGAAACACCACCAGGTGGAACAGGAGGCGGTACACCACCAACTCCTACCCCAGGAGCATAAATATTAACATGATATTACGTGAATTATTTTACTTCGATCAAATTTCTACGCAATCAGGCGAACAAAAGCAATACGATCCTAGTGAAGATCAATCAATCATGCAAAAAGGCGACACACGTAAAACAAGATTAAGCCTTAAACAGATTAACAAAGCACGAAAAGCCGGAGAATTCCACAAAGACGAACAGGAAAAAGAACTTGTATTTGTGAGACAAATGTACGGCTCAGCCAATCAACCAGAGGTATAATAAATGTCCGTTGCTTTTGTATTGGGCAATGGTCTCAGTCGTAAGCCAATACCTTTCGATCCATTGAAGAAAATAGGAAAAGTTTACGCCTGCAACGCCGTATACAGACAAAACACCCCAGATTATCTAGTGGCTGTTGACGCCAAGATGATTAATGAGATATGTGATGCAGGAGCACAATTAAGAATGCCTGTTTGGACCAATCCTAACCATGCATACAAGAAATTCAAGGGATTAAACTATTTTGAACCAAGCCTAGGTTGGTCTAGTGGACCCACAGCACTGTGGTTGGCTTGTTCACACAATCATCAAATGATATATCTGTTGGGTTTTGATTTCTTAGGCACTGAACAAGGCAAGTTAAACAACATATACGGTGACACACCCAACTACAAAAAGAATTCAGATACTGCTACCTACCATGGCAACTGGAATAGACAGACTGCAATCATTCTACAAAAGAATGGATTGAAGAAATTTTGCCGAGTAGTGCCCGACAGTGGATACAGTTTTCCAGCAGAAGACCTCAGAAAATACACGAATTACACAGAAATGACTGTATCTGCATTCAAACATCAGTATCACCTATAAAATCGGCGTCAAAAAGGGATCTAACGGCCCTTTATCGGCCCGTTTTATTAACAAAAGTGTAAATAATAACAGACAGTCTTATCAAAACACGTTAATAGGAGAAAAACAATGTCAGACAAAAGTAAATTCGAGCAAATGCTTGAAAAACTAGTTGCCGACGACAAAGCGGCGGCTGAAGAGATTTTCCACAATATCGTTGTTGAAAAATCGAGATCAATATATGAAGGTCTTTTAGAAGATGATATCAAAGATATCGAAGTAGAAGAAACTTCAAAAGAAGAATCAGCAGAAGAAACTACGTCAGAAGCGTCTAAAATGAAAAAAGACGACAAGAAAAAAGACGACAAAGACATGAAAGAAGAAACTGCTGAAGAAACTACAGACGAACAAACAACAGAAGCATCAAAAGAAGACGCTAAAGAAGACGAAGCAGTTGATGAAGCATCTAAAGACGAAGAAGCAAAAGAAGAAGAGTCAAAAGATGAGGAAGCAACTGACGAATCATTAGCAGATGTTGAAGATTCAGAAGCACCAGCAGTAGAAACACCAGAAGTACCAGCAGAAATGGGCGGCGACGCAACTGATGATATGATGGGTGATATCGAAGCGGATAAAGGTGAAGAAGACGGGGAAGGCGACAAAGACCATGAAGACATGGAAGACAGAGTCGTTGACCTGGAAGATGCAATTGACGACCTTAAGGCAGAATTTGAAAAAATGATGTCAGACAAAGGCGACGACGCTGACGACAATGGCGACGATGACAATGGCGACGACAAAGAAGACGAAGCGATTGTAAGTCAAGATGCAGAGGGAGAAACAGAAGTTGCTCCTGAACTTGCTCCTGAAGAAGTAGCACAGGCAGTAGAATCGAAAGAAACTGCTCCAAAATCAGCAACAGAAGAAATAAGAGAGTACGTGAACAAAGTTGACGCTAAACATTCAGATGGTAGCGACAACACTGCGTCTCCAGTTGCTAAATCAGGCGGTGCAGATGCGAAAGCAGATGCAAAAGGTTTAGTCCAAGGTGGTGAAGAGTCAGGTAGACCAGCACCAAAGGCTAAAGAGCATGATGGTGGAAACATCAACAAGCCTGGTTCAAAAAGTGTGAACCCAAAGGCGGCAAAGGCTCAACACGCAGACGGAACTGATGGTTCTGCTAAGAAATCTGCGATGGGCAGTTAATAATTGTTGTATTTAGGATAACGGATGTTACAACTACGTGAGACACTGACTTTCGACCAAGCGGGTATTGTCGTTGAGTCTAAGGATGAAAACAACGGTAAAAGCCTTTACATGAAAGGCATATGCATTCAAGGTGGTGTGAAGAACGCCAACCAGAGAGTGTACCCTGTTAACGAAATCCAAAGGGCTGTCAGTACGCTCAACGATCAGATCAAGGGAGGATATTCAGTTCTCGGTGAAGTTGATCATCCAGAAGGCTTAAACATCAATTTGGATCGTGTATCACACATGGTAAATGAAATGTGGATGGACGGACCTAACGGATACGGAAAATTAAAAGTATTACCAACACCGATGGGGGCTCTAGTTAAAACAATGCTGGAAAGCGGAGTTAAATTAGGGGTCTCATCGCGTGGTAGTGGTAATGTATCAGAAGACGGATCCGGAAAAGTATCAGATTTTGAAATTATTACCGTTGACATAGTTGCACAACCATCGGCGCCAGGAGCATATCCTAAGCCAATCTACGAGCACCTAATGAACACAAACGGCGGTTATAAAGCATTTAACTCAGCAAGGGACAAACAGGCACAAGAATATCTAAAAGAAAAACTAGTAAACATAATTGGAAAACTCCAATCTAAGTAGAGGAGAAAAATAAAATGTTAGAAGCACTGAAATCACTTTTTGAAACAAACGCAATTTCGGAAGAGATCAGAGCAGAAATAGAATCAGCGTGGAACACCAAGGTTGAAGAAAACAAACTTGCTGTAACTGCCGAACTAAGAAGTGAATTTGCAGAGAAGTATGAACACGACAAAGCAAGTTTAACTGATGCTGTTGACAAAATGGTGTCAGAGAGAATAGAGGCAGAGATGGCGGAGTTCGCGGAAGACAAGAAGCAACTTGCAGAAGAAAAAGTTAAGTATGCTACTCAGATCCGTGAGCATTCAGACAAACTGAAGGCATTTGTTTTTGAACAACTAAAAGGTGAGATTGCTGAACTACACAATGACCAAAAAGTAATGGCTGAAAACTTCAGCAAACTTGAGGACTTTGTGGTTGAGGCTCTATCTAAAGAAATT